ATGAAAGGAGAAATATATGTCACAACTTACGACTATTGATACAAACAACTACGCAGCTATGGCAGAGGCTATGGGTATTGCCAATGAAAAACAAACGGGTTCTTCTAGCAGTTCTTTAGCACGTCTACGCATTCATCATTCCCCAATTATGGGGCCAGCCGAAGTTAATGGTAAGAAGGTTAATGTTGAGGTTGTAGAAGCAGGCGCATACAAGATGGAAATCCCAGATGGCCCGACTTACTACGCTTCAGAGATTACACTGCGTCCATTCTTGCAACGCTTCATGTACAAGCGTTTTGTTCAGGCTTCAGGAAAAAGTCCTAATCGTTACATCAAAAGTCTGATGACTACTGATGCTAAACTTCAATCTGATCTGAAGGATAATGATGGTGGCTTTAACTGTGGAAAGCCTGCTGGTTACATCAAGGACTTCAAGGCATTACCAGAGAAGATGCAAGAACTGCTTAAATCTATTAAGCGTGTTCGTGTCGTGCTTGGTACTGTCGAGATGATTAATCCAACTGATGATAAAGGTAATGCAGTAGAAGTACCCGACACACCAGTTGTGTGGGAGATTGACAACAAGGATGCATTTGCGGAGTTAGGCAAAAGCTTTGCCACGTTAGCAAAGATGTCACTTCTTCCAGTTAATCACAACATTAACTTAAAATCGGATGAGCGTAAGATTCCGACAGGTGCATCCTACTACGTACCTTTAGCATCTCTTGACGTAACGAATGTTCTGGAGTTGGAAAAGGATCAGCACGACTTGTTTGCTAACTTCCTTTCTTGGGTAGAGAACTACAACAGTTACATTCTTAACTCTTGGTCGGAAAAAGCGACTGAACGCATGAGTGATGACGATGTAGATGTGGTAGACGGTATCGTTGACATTGAGATTGACGAAGAGGATGCTGCATAATGAACCACCCCGCTGAACTAACACTGCATCAGTACATGACTGATGCGGTTCGTGGCGAAAGTGCTATGACTGAGGAAACCATTCAACAGGTATCCACAGATGTAGCAGATGCGTTGCGTAGGCAGTTTGGCAGTGGTAAAAGTCGGGGCGATTTCAGAATACGAATGTCTAACGTGGGTCGCCCCACTTGCCAACTCTGGTACGAAAAGAATAAGTCAGAGGTGGCATTACCAATGCCGACTAATTTCATGATGAACATGATGCTTGGAGACATCGTTGAAGCTGTCTTCAAAGGCGTACTAAAGGAAGCAGGTGTTAAGTATGAGGATACTGAAAAGGTTACTCTTGACGTTGGGGGTACTAGCATTAACGGCTCATATGATATTGTCATTGACGATGCTGTCGATGATATTAAATCAGCTTCAGACTGGTCATACAGAAACAAGTTTGAATCCTTTGACACCCTTGCCAGTGGTGATGGGTTTGGATACGTAGGGCAGCTAGCTGGCTACGCTAAAGCATCCGGCAAACGTGCTGGTGGCTGGTGGGTAGTCAATAAAGCCAATGGGCATTTTAAGTATGTACCCGCATCTGGACTTGACATGGATGCTGAACTTGCTAAGATTGAGAATACAGTAAAGACAGTAGAGGAGAACAAGTTTGAAAGATGTTTTGAACCAGTGCCTGAGACTTTTCGTGGCAAGCCAACAGGTAACAAAGTCCTTAATGATGGATGCAAATTCTGCAACTATCGTTTTGATTGTTGGGATAATCTTACTGAGCGTCCTGCAGTAATGTCACAGGCTAAGAACCCGCCTACCGTTAGCTATATCGGAGATGTCATTGCTCCATAAAGCACGGCGTATGGCAATAAAACATGGGTATCGCAGTGGGCTAGAACACAAGCTATCCATTTATCTTGATGAACACAAGGTCAAGTATGACTACGAGAACATAAAGATTGAATGGGAAGACCTAGCCTACCGCACCTATACTCCTGACTTTGTACTCGACAATGGTATCATAATTGAGACAAAAGGCAGGTTCATGGCAGCAGATAGGCGCAAGCATATCGCCATTAAGAAGCAGCACCCCAAGCTGGACATACGCTTTGTGTTTACTAACAGCAAGGCTAAGTTAAGCAAGGGTGCCAAGTCTTCATATGCAGACTGGTGCATAAAGCACGGCTTCAGATACTATGACAGGATCATTCCTGAAGATTGGTTAAAGGAGAAGGGCAAGAACAAGCATCCAAAGTTTATTAAGTTTGGCGGCACAAAAGTGAAAAGGAGATAAGTATGAGTATGATGGAGAAACTAGCTAATGAAGTAAACGAGGAAGATTTCCTTATCCGTGTCAGGCCATTCGCTGATGACGATGGTAGGTGGTCAGGTGAAGTTGACATATCTATTATGGCAATGCCCGACAATCCTATGGATGATGAAGATTATTATCAGGTCATGCACTTTGCTAAGATGATGTGTGCTTCCGTACCTGTTATGGAAGAGGTTGAAGAACTTCGTAATATTGTACACGAATATGTAACAAAAGTTCTTGACACGGAGATGGATATTGATGTAGAACTAGAAGAAGAAGCCGGTGTAGAGAAGACATACGATGGCAATGTAGTACACCTTAACTTTAACACAAAGACAGGAGGTTCAGCATGAGACATGATGCGTTTATGAAAAAGATGGAAGAAGCAGAACAAGCAGGCAAGATAGCTTGGAATAATATTGATATGGTCAACAGCCCACCACATTATAACCAGACAGGCATTGAATGTATACACGCTATCTCTGCTGCAACTGGTGACGGGTTCAAGTATTATCTGCAGGGTAACATTATGAAATACCTGTGGCGTTTTGACTACAAGGACAAACCACTTGAGGACTTAAAAAAAGCACAGTGGTATCTGGACAAGTTGATTGAAGAGGTAATGGCACATGATAAGAGTTAAGATGTTCATTACCCTTGACATAGACGAAGACGAATACCCTATCCCTGCCGATGGTAGAGTAGGTGAGGAATTAGAAGATGGCATTAACGAGTACTTCTATGATGTAGAAGGTGCCAGTATCAAAAACATTAGAACAGTAACGGAGTAACCAACTTATGATTAGCAACACATTACCAACAGACTACCAGAACTTCATAGCACTTTCACGCTATGCAAGATGGAAAGAAGACGAACAGCGAAGGGAGACATGGGGTGAAACTGTCACTAGATACTTTGATTATATGGCTAGCCATTTGCGTACTAACAATGGCTATAAGCTACCAGACACACTAAGAGGTGAACTGGAAGAAGCTGTACTCAATCAGTCTATCATGCCTTCTATGAGGGCATTGATGACTGCTGGGCCAGCACTAGACCGTTGCCACGTAGGTGGATACAACTGTTCATACGTACCTGTGGATAGCCCTCGTGCCTTTGACGAGTCTATGTACATCTTGATGTGTGGCACTGGCGTTGGCTTCAGCGTTGAACGTCACTGCATTGAGAAGCTACCGATGGTTAGCGAAGAGTTCCATAATACAGACACAGTGATTAAGGTAGGTGATTCACGTCCGGGTTGGGCTAAGTCACTGAAGGAATTAATTGCTATGCTGTATAGTGGACAAATACCTAAGTTCGATGTCAGCGAAGTACGTCCTGCTGGCGCACGGCTAAAGACATTTGGTGGTCGTGCATCAGGTCCACAGCCCCTTATTGAATTGTTTGAGTTCTGTATTCAAAAGTTCAAGGGTGCTGCTGGACGTAGGCTGTATCCAATTGAGTGTCACGACATCATGTGTAAGATTGGTGAGGTTGTAGTTGTCGGTGGTGTACGCCGTAGTGCATTGATTTCATTGTCTAATCTTAATGATGACCAGATGGCACATGCCAAGTCAGGTCAGTGGTGGGAGAATGAGGGTCAACGTGCGTTGGCTAATAACTCTGTGGCATACAAGACTAAGCCTGAGATGGGTACATTCATGCGTGAGTGGTTGTCTTTGTATGACAGCAAGTCAGGTGAGCGTGGTATCTTCAATCGTCAGTCAGCTAAGAAGCAGGCAGAAAAGAATGGCAGACGTGAGACAGAACATGATTTCGGTTGTAACCCTTGCAGTGAAATTATCTTGCGTCCATACCAGTTCTGTAACTTGTCTGAGGTAGTAGTACGTGAGTCAGATACTCTTGCTACACTAAAAGAGAAGGTA